TATTTGATTGTTAACAACAGTGTACACTGAAAGATATTCACTCCAACTGCCAGGAAAACCTGTAGTACTAGTGTATATTTTAAAGTTATTTAAAGAGTAGTCTGCAATCGCTGGATCATAGCTACCAAAAACTAAATCAGTATCAAAAGTTGTTGTAATAGTAAGAGCATTACCAGTACCTCTAAAGCCTTGTGCGCCTTGATAATATTGTTGATTAGTTTCTGTTATTAATGCCATTTTTTATTAAGATTTTATGTTTTGTTCTGTCTCTTGAGCTTCTGCAGCGGCTGACTGTATTATTGTTGGATCGTTTATTATTAATCCACAGTATTTTAATATACCTATTATTAAGTTTGTTTGCTCTGATATATCTAATTCAAAGTTTACTGATGTGTTAGAGTATATGTATTGACCTAGGTTACCAGTAGTAAACTTCCACTCTGGTGCTACTGGTGTAAACAAAGCGTTTACGCTTAAAACGTTTGGCTGAGGACTAACTTTTATAAGTACAGAATTATTTGGCCCTGTGCCTGTCGTGCATAAAGGATATTGCATAGTTGGAGCTGTCAACGTAGATCTTGTGATCTTAGAAAAGTCACTTTGACTAGCTAGCTCAGTAATAGAATCATACTGAGGATTTGTTGTATTGTATGTAGATATTATTTCGCCTAACTTAAATATAGTTCCAGCGCCTGTGTATTCCCAACCTAGGATACCAGCACCTGCGTTATAAGTAAACAAAGCTGTTTTTTCAAAAGGATATAGTTTATAAGCAGTGTCTTTAAACATGTTAAAAAACTCTGTATCATTTTGTTGATTATTTTGATTAAACCTATTTAGTTGGTTACCATCTGGAAAATATGATTGAAAAATCTCATCTTGAACTAAAGCAGCTAAGCTATTAAACTCCGCTGGAGTTACATAACCTCTTTGTTCTTTGTTTAATATGTACAAGACTGTTGTATATACTGTATTTATATTTACCATTTATATTTATTTTAATATACTAAAAAGGCGGCCGTAACCGCCTATATATAGTATCACTTGTTTTTATAGCTTTTTATCTATAGATTTGTAAATTTCAACACCTTCATCCGTTTTTAAAAACGCAGCAAATGCTGAATAAGGGTTTTCATCAAACGGAACATTCATTAACTTTCTGTTATTTGTTCCCCATGTGAAAGTTCTTTGATCTCCAGATAATTTTATTATTCCAGCTTCACGAGCTTTTATTGCAAAATTTCTAAGCTGTACGTTTTCATCATTAGCTAAGCTAATAAACATAGAAGCGTTTTCTTTTGCAAACAATAATAAATCTCTTTTAATTTCTTTAGAACTCATACTATTTACTTCAGAACCTTTTTCTACTCTTAATATAGCCTCAGCATGATCAATATCTATCGAACGCGCAGCATTCATAGCATCAATCTGTAAATCTAAATCTTCTAATTCATCTATAGCTTCTTCAACAGCGCTATACTCTTCGTATATTCTATTTCTTAAAGGGTGATATAATGAAAGTAGTTTTTGCAGGTTTTGCATATTTTTAGGAACTCTTAAAAATCCATCTCTAAAAATAATATGACCCATCGTGCATTCACCTTTTTGTTCATCTACAAGAGGTGAATCTTGATTTGTAGCATATTTTAATTCTCTTTGCTTACCTGTACTTTCATCAAAGTATAACAAAGCGTGTTTTTTAGTATGCTTACCGGGTATTGTTAAAGTTAAAGGAGATTTGTTTCCTTTTAAATAGTAAATTCTATCTTTTATTTCCCAGCTTAGTTTAGCTGGTGGTGCTACTTTTGTAGTTACCGGTTGAGGTGCAACCTCAATAGTTTCTGCTTTAGCTTTTTTAGCCATAATATAATATAATTAAATAGTTTATAAAAGTAATAATTACCCCCGTCAATACAACGAGGGTAAGAATTACATTTGTTGAATCAATTAGATTCCTTGGAATAATACAAAGTTGTTAGCAGCTTGCGTTACTAAACATCTTTCTGATAGGAAGTTAACTTGCATTGCATCAAGCGTAGAAGTCATTGCTCCACCAGCACCACCAGTTAACCATGATTTCATTCTTCTGTCGTCACCTTGAGAAGCTCTATATCTTACGTGTAAGAAAGGTCTTCTAATGTTAGTACCTAAGATTTGATCATAAACTGTAGATGTTCCAGCAGGAACTAATACACCTTCGATTGAATTAACACCAACGATAGCGCCTCTTGTAGAAGCATCGTTTAAGTATTTCCAGTCAGTTTTGTAGAAGTCATAAGAACCTCTTCTAAAACCAGAGAAACCTAAGTTAAGTGCCATTTCTTCTGAATTTTCGAATAAACCGAAAGCAGTACCACCAGCAAATCCGCCAGAGATAGAAGCTAACATATCGTCAAAATCAAGAGATGTTTGTCTCTGTAAGAATAACATGTTTTCTTCAATAGCTCCTTGAGTATCTAGGTTTTTAAGTATTGCATCAAAGTTATCAAGTCCAGCAGCAGCAGTAAATCCTACTTCTACGTTTCCTCTTGCTCTAATAGCAGCAAATAAACCTTGTGTACCTGGTAAGTTAGCTTGTACGTAGTTTGCAGCAGCAGCAGCGTTTACGTTTAATTCACCTTCAACCATTGCCATTTCTAAGTAATCTTCGAAACGTAATCTAGTTTCAGATTCAGCTTTTAAATACCAAAGGTATCCAGAAGCACCATCTTCAGTAGCAACTTCAACCCAACCTATTTGAGCCATATCAGATCCAGTAACTACGTACTGATCTCTAATAATAACTGGTGAGTTAGAAAATTGCGTGAAAGAAGGATCAACAGATACTCTAGCAGCAGAGTTTCCTACTCCTGCACCAATAGTTGTTCCTTTAGTGTAATCAGAACCGTATACAAATACTTTAACTCCAGTAGCACCAATTCCTTGAGCGGCAAAAGTAGCATTAGCGAAAGGTTGTACTACAAAAAGACCACCACCAGCTATAGGGCCAGGTGTTGAAGATATTACAATACCTTTAGCTTCAGCTCCAGAAACTGGATCTAAAAGAACTACCGTATCGTTCACAGACACAACAACTGATACTCCAACAACCGTAGGTGTTACTGTTGCAGCGTTATTAGCACCTGTAGCGACTACAGTACATGCGTCGTAAGATATATGTAGTCTGTTTTGTTCTGACCAAATTACTTGATCACTTGTCATTGGCATTTCAGCGCCAACCATTCTTAAAAAGCCAGATAACGTTCTGTTTCCATAACGCTCTACTTCTTGTTCGTAAATTTCTGGTAAATATTGTTGCGCAAAGTCATTTGCCCCACCATTAAATGCTAAATAAGCAGAAGGAGATGGAGTCTGAATCGGACTTGGTACAATAGAACCAAATTGTGGAGATAAACTCATAATTGTTTAATTTTTAATTGTTAAATTTTTTTGTTTTAATTTTCAGTTTTGAAGAATCAGCACCAGAAATTGCTTTAACCTTTAATCCATTTATAAAAACTTCACCTTGTTGTGATCTAGCTTTTATAGGTGATAAGTTTTTAGACTTATTCACCACGTCTTTAACTGCATCAGCTTTTCCTTGCTCATAAAAATGAGTTGCGATCCTATCGACATTGTCAGCAGCATATATAGCTTTGTGATAACCAGCCGCGTCATTAACATTACCATCTTTGTCTAAGAACTTCTTAACCAGGTTGTTAATATTTGATTGGTTTTCAGCAACCTTATCTACATCTTTTATATTATACTTAAATCTTTTTTCACCAACTTTGATATCGAAACCTTCGAAATCTTGATTAAAAAGTTCTTTAGTATTTTTTTGAAATACATCATGTTGTTGCTCAGCTTGTTTCTGCTGTTCATTGTAGCGATTGAAAAAGTCCATAGCTTTTTGTTGGTCCTGAGTTACGCCGGGTCTCAACTTGATTTCGTCGTAATATTTCTTTTTCGTTTCCTCTAAAAAGTTTTTTGCTTTTGCAATCTCTTCTTTTTTAGCGAGTTTCTTTTTACGGACGTCACGCTCCTCGTCCAAGTCTTCATCAAATGAAAAATTATCTTCCATGATAAATCCTATTTCTTCCTCGTTTAAATGAGGTTTAGCTTTTTTATAGTATTCTTTTAATAAAGTATTTTCATCAACGCTACTATAATCAGCATTTAATCTTGTATAATCTTCTATAGTTCCACCAGTTTCTTCCATAAATGAAACTAATTTTTCTATATTTTCAGGTAACTTTTTGCCTAATATTCTTTCGTCTTGTATAGCTTTTGTTACTTCTTTTTCAACTTCTTTAACTTCAGCTTCAGTTACTTCTTTGATCGGAGAAAACCCTTCAGTAGTCTCGTTGGACTCTTGTATAGGTTCTCCCACCTCTGCGCTATCTCCGGATGTTTCTTCCACAGGTACTTCCTTTGCTTCTCCGATTTGAATGGCATCTTCTTTAGGTATTGTTACTTTAGTTACTTCAGGTGCTGTTTCAATTAAAGGTTCTTTTATGTTAACTTTAATTGGTTCGTCACTTTGTTTTGTTAATTTTTTTGGTGTTTTCTTTTTAGACTTTATTTTAAAGTCACCTTCCTGTTTAACAGGTTCATTTGTTTTTGTTTCTGACATAATATAATATAATTAAATAATTAAATAATTAAGCAAAAGCTTGCATGTCCATACTATCTTTTTCTTCAAAGTTTATAGGTGGATCATCGTTTTGTCTTTGTGCTATTAATTCACTTTGTTGCGTGCCTTCCATTTTAATACGCTTATCTTTACGATCTTCAATTTCTTGTTCTTTTTGTTTTTGAGCCTGAGCTTCTAACTTTTTTAATTCTAAATCAAACTTATGTTGCATTTGCATTTTCTGCTGATCAAGTTGATGAGCAGTGTTCATGCGTTGTATTTCCATTTGATTTTTAGCTTGCTCTAATTTTACTGTAGCTCCAGATATAGCTTCTTGCTTTTGTACTTCAGCCATTGCTGTTTTTTCTGCAGCTTGAGCCTGCGCGTCTGCCTGAGCTTTAATGTTAGCTTGTTGCGCTTCTTGATCTTGTTTAGCTTTAGCTTTACGTTTAATCTTAAGCATTTGATTAGCTAATTTAAGATTTTTAATTTGTCTTAAATCTATAGCATCTTCTAAATCAATACCACCTTTTTGCAAAGCAACTTGTATGTTTTGCTCTAATTGTTGTTGCTCTTCTTCATCTGGTTCTAATTCTAAAAATATACCAAAGTCATGTAAGTTTAAATTAGATACTTCAATTAAAGTGTTTACATTGTAATTAGATATAGAGTTTTGTAATGAAGCAGCGGTTAGTGGAAACTCTAATGCATCAGCTATTTTTAAAGCTATGTTTTCTGCTATTATAAGACTTATATATAAACTAGACTGCTTAATATGTCTTGTAGCAACATTAGACGCGTTAGCAGCTATCTTTTGTAATCCTACTAATGTTTGTTTGTCTGGTGTGCTACCATCACGAGCTTCATTAAGTCCGGTTACATCACGTATCATTTGTAAGTAATATTGATACGTATTAATAAGACTTTGTATTTTTTGTTGACCACTAGAGCTACTAAGTTCTTGTATTGGAACTTTACCAGCGTTCATGTCACCATCTTGCGTTAGTGATCTACCAACAATACTACCAGTTTGAAAATACATGTTTAATGCTTCTGCTGGGTTATAATTTGTACCATTACCTAAATCAACCTCTGCTAAACCATCCATGTCTAAATAAACACCATCAG